TAAAGGAAGTAATTTTTCCCTTTTCCGTCCGAAATTACCCAATCCATTTCCCGGCAATAACTCACTAATTCTTTAGTTGCGGAAATGCCAATTTCGCCGAAATTTTTAATGTATTCTGATTTTATCTTTTCGGTTAATACAGAATATCCCAAACCAATCGACGGATCTGCTTCGCTGAATATAGTAGTTAGTAATGCGTATTTTTGATAGTCTGCCAACACTTTAGCCTTTGGCCTTCCGATTTTAGGAACCTCGTAGCATTCACCCATTATTTGCGGCTGTCCGTCTATAATTTCAAAACTCCAATCATCAAAGCGCGCGTTTCTTGTCGCTAAAGCCTCTACAAGCTTCACGGAGTCATCATCTTTTGCGCTTGATATCTGAATAACGGTTTCGCTTTTGTTGTTCAATATAGTGCCTAAATGACCTCGCATTTTATCCGATGCGCTCGGATTCTGGTGTAATACGTATGCTATATGAATATCAGCAACGGTGGCCCACTTCCTTAAATCATCAGCCATTTTACTTGATTCTCGCATATCATTCGGATCCCAAACCAAATCTGCAATTCCGTCAATAACAGCTAATCCAACTCCAGGAGTTTGCAATATCATTGTTTCGACATATTCCCGGCGTTCTTCGGTCCCGACTGCGTCCAGGTTAATCATAATCAGGTTGTCTAATTTTTCGTCAGATATTACCTTTTTTATTCTTTGTAAAATCAATGAAATATGATAGGTGCTTTGCTCTGTATCGAAATACAATATTTTGTCCCGGCCTTTTGGCAAGTATGATCTTAGTATATCCTGAAATTCGCCTTTGTGCAGGACCGCTTCATTTAATAAGGTGAGAAGAAACGTTTTGCCTACTTTAGCCTTCCCGGATATTCCGGAAATGTTTTTTCGGCTCATTACCATTTTATCCTTAAAAAACAAAACAGGGTCCGGCTTAGGAACTTCGTCTGTTGGTAATATTCTATGCCTATCTATTATTTGTTCGGCTGTAAGCTTTTTAGCTTCCGGCTTAATTTCTCCATTAATCGGGATCTCTTTAAACATTTTTGTAAGCGGTTAAAGATTCGTTAATGTTTCTTTTCAAGTGCGCCATAACGTTATCGTAATCCCACATTTCATAAGCCTCTTGCATTTCTTTAATAGTCAGTTCCGGAAATACTTTTTTGTACTCTGCTGCCTTTTCTATTCTATCTATTCCCGATCTGTTCAAAATAGCGTTATCAGTAACATTTTTACTATTGAAAAAATTACCCAATTCTATGTTTTTTAGATTCATTTGAAGCATTTTCGCATGATGATCGAACGGAAGCGACAATTCTTTATTTATCATTTTGTTAGCTACATTGATATCTTGATGGTTATGCAGGAAATTATTTAAAACGAATGCGTACAATTTTGCAAAACACAAATGACTTTGAACAGCCTCTGTATCTGATTTGTTTATGAATGAAATAACTGCATTCAAAGCGACCTTGTCATTATCATTAGGCTTGTTTCCTTTAGAAATCGTGTAGGATAGTCTGGATATTGCGTCTTTTGTTTGCATCAGGAAAGGGTTTTAATGATTGCTGTTTCGCTTTTTTTCCAACGGTCGTTTTTTAGGCGCTTATAAAGTGTGTTTTTTGATATTCCAATCATCTCAGCAACCAATTCTTTGTTGTAGATTTTTATAAGCGCATCTACTTTTTTTAGGTTTTCGGTCATTTTTGAACGTTTTAAAATAAGACTATAAACATACGATTATTTGCCTAATAACCAATCTAAGAAAGGATTTATTTTTAATAAAAAATCATCAACGGACCGGACCAAAATATAATGGCCTCCCAATTCAGTTATTCTTTTTTGGTAATCTACTTGTTCCGGACTTTGTGATCCTGTGCTAGTTTTCACTTCGACCTCCAGAACTCTACCCAAAACTCCCTTGATATTCAAATCCGCCGCACCTGGCAACATTCCGGTTTTATTCATTTTATCCAACACCTTGCCTCTTTCTTTTGGCGGCAGACTATCGGCTGTAATTCCGTTGGGAATTGAATGTATTATTAAGCGGGGGTTTTGATGCTTCAGGCAAAATTTATTATTAAATGCTATTACAATAGCCTGCTGAATTACTGCTTCATCTTCTCTAATTGCCATAATATTTGTCAAGTTTAATTTTTATTTTGTTCACTAAATATGCTTTTGTCCTTAATACGGTTCCATCTAATTTGCTTCCTTGGATTATTCTGTATGGCTGCAATATAAGCGATCGTATTCTTTCGTGATATTTTCCATTTAATAATGCCCTGTCGTAAGTTCCTTTTTTCACATCATGGAAAACGAACAAATCAAATATCTGATTCATAAGTATGGTCCATGCGAAATTTTTATCTTTTCCGATTCGTTCGCAATACTCAACAATTTTAACACCGTCAGGAAGTGGTATTTCGTCGATTAAAGTAGCCACTTCACCGCTTATAATAACTTTTTTTACAGCGATTTCCGGCACTTCTCCGCAACCTGGACACTCGGTGTTGTTCCTCGGGTATATCATTCCGCAACCTTTGCATTGAGTCGTATTTTCTAATGCCTCCTTTTTAGGTCGTGGCTTTTTGTCGGTTCCGTGAAATATAGATTCCCAATCTATATAATCGCTCCACTTCCCTGAGTTTTTACATAGTTTAGCAAAGTAATCCGTATTACCGCCGCCGTCAATTACTGTAAAGTTTGGTTTGTAAATCAAATCTGTGGACCGACCGCCCCGGCCAATCATTTGAAGATATAAAGATAAAGAAAGCGTGGCTCGGTTTAGCATAACGCATTGAACTGTCGGTTCATCAAATCCTGTAGTAAAGCAGGAAACGTTACAAAGTATAGCGTCCGGAGTTTCTTTAAACCATCGTAATAATGGAGCCCGTTCTGACTGTTTTGCATTAATACTATCAAACATCCTTACATTTTGATAGCCTTTTTCGATAAACATTTGATGGCAATCCCTGTTTACTTTACTGCTGCTATTGAAAATTATGGTTTTTTTACCAAAAGCAATCTTTTCGTAATTCTTAACGACATCAAATAAAGCATTGCTGTTCCCAAATTCTTTGTCAGTATCTCCAAAATCTCCGGTCTTTGCGTCCACCGATAATAAAGAGCGGTCAATACTTCCGGTCTTATAAACGATATCTTGAACCAATTTACCTTGGTCTATCAGATTTTGTATTGATTCACCAACTATGATGTTTTCGTATATTTCCGAAAGTGTCATATCCCGAGTGTATTCGTACATTTCAATTCTGCAACAAATCTCCGGCTTATCTTTTATAGATCCGCATCGGATGCATTTGCTGAAATTCACTTTTTTAAGCAGAACAGGCGTGGCGGTAACGGCGACAATTTTTGCGTTTGGATAATACTCGAAAATCCAATGGTGCATCAGGAGATGAGCTTCATCAATTACAATAAGCCCAACATCTTTCAGGAATTCCGGATCTGCTTTTAATCGGTTTTTAAGCGTCTGAATCATTCCAACGTATGCGCTAGAAAGGTGTTTAAGTGATTTCTTTGCAGCGACCACGCTTTCAGCAGTTACTCCAATAGTTCTTAATGTAGATAAAGTTTGAGCGATCAATTCTTCTCTGTGCGCTAATATCAAAACCTTTTGATTATTATTCTGTATGTAGCGTTGGGTTATGAATGAAAAGTATGCGGTTTTGCCGCCGCCCGTTGGAAGCTGAAACAACACTCTTTGTTCGGTTTGTAAATGAAGTTCGGTTTCTTCTATTGATTTTAATTGGTGCGGGTATGGTTTCATAATTTTAATTAGGATTTTCTATAATAAAAAAAGCCGGAGAAATTTCTACAAAACTCCGGCCTTAACCAAACCAAAATCAATTATGAAGTTGGAAAGGTAGGGATATTTTTTCTTAAATATTCTTTGTACGCCAAAATAACTTCATTTCGATCAACTCCGTATTTAATAACACGCAGTTTTCCTTTAATCATTTTCTCGGCATACCACATCTTTTTAACGTAATTGTAGTAAATACCTTTCAGTTTTTCAAACCGTGAAACCACCTGGTATTTGGCAATGTGTTCGGCGCAATTTCTCACGGCAATAATGTGCTGTTTGTGCGGATCGTTTTTAATTCGCTCCAATTCGTTTATTAAAGCCTGTATTCCGTTATCTGATTCGATTTCAACGTAGGACAGGCTGTTTATTTTAGAAGGGATTAGCATTAGAACACAACTCCTTTCTCTATTAAATATTTCATGTGTTTTTCTTTTGTGTCCAGCAATTCGCCGGAAGTTGTTTTAAAAATAAGTTTATCCATATCTAAAGCTAAATGGATATGCGCTTGCCTGTGTTGCTTAATATTCATTATAAAGATATCTTCTAAAAACGACTCGTTATAATTCCAATGATGCAATTCAATGCCTTTTGGAGTGTTTAGCTTTTTAGATAGTCCTTTGTAAATAGGCGAACTTTTCCAAGGTTTATTTTCGTTAAGTAAATACGATCTTTCTTTATACTTTAAACGATGGTATTTTTCTTTCGCTCTTTCTCTTTCTGAAGCAACAAATATTGGATCTTTGGACTTTCTATAATAGTCTTTTTTAACGTCAAGTTTATTGCAATTTTTGCACTTGTTGACGTGTCCGTCTGCCATTTGTTTGTGGGCGTAAAATTCCTTTAACGGCTGTTCGATTCCGCACTTAAAACATTTTTTCATAAAAAATCCCTTTTAAAATTAATTTAAATATACATATTTAGAATGGATAAATAAAACTAAAAGGGATTTTTATTGTTGTCGGTTTTGAATTAACAGGATTACCGAAAACCCTTAATTAAAAGGAAGGTCGTCGTGTTCTTCTTCAGTAAAAGTCGGAGCCGGAGTAAATTGCTGTGCGTATGGTGCTGGAGCGTTTTGGTCTTTTTCAATCTTCCAACCCTTAATGCTATTGAAATATTTTACCTCTCCCTGAGGATTTACCCACTCCCTCCCCTGTAGATTTATTCCTACTTTTACAGCATCCCCTACTTTGTAATTGTTCAACAAGTCCGTTTTGTCCTGCACAAACTCCACTAATATTGATTGTGGATATTGCTCCTGGGTGCTAACTATTAATTCTCTTTTTTTGAATGATGCCGAAACTTGTATTTCCGGGTTAATTGCCTTAATTGTACCTTGTAACTCCATTTTTATTTATTTAAATTGTTTTTCCTGCGTTCTTCTCTTAACTGAAATTGGCGTTCTTCCAGATTTTTTTTAACTGCTTTGCCTTCATTGTAAAGCCTTGCAAAATGTTCATCCTGCATATTCTCTGCCCAGTCGTTATTTTCTGAATCAACACGCTTTGAACTTAAGTGGCGGCTGCGTATTTCTTCGGGAATGCGAAGATAATCTTCTTCAGTCATTCTGAGTAATAATTCTTTTGACGCTCCCATTTTACTCTGATTTTGGTGTTAATTTATCTTTCAACTCAGCGGTGTATTTCGCCCACTCTTTTTGCTGCGCCTTGGATAGTCCTTTGAATACCGCCTCTAATTCCGGTAAAGTTCCGCAAGCATCCAGCCGAAGTAATGGACTTTCTTCTGGCTGCTCAACTTCAGTATGCGGAATATCAAATGTTGTTTGTTCAGGTTCTGCGTTCATTTCTTCAGGTGTGTAAACCGGTCCGGAAAAAACATCAGGACAAAACCACTTTACGCCATTTGAAATTGCACGGGCAAACAACATATTGCGTGGAAACTTATCGATGTTTTTTGTTAAGGCTTTTTTTGCTTCTTCAATTGAAAAACTACTGTTTCCAATCAATTCTTTTCCTTGGTAAAAGTCAATCGAGCAGTTTGCTTCTGTCATTTCTTTTACTTTGTAATCGTACTTTCCGGATCCTTTTACTGTTGAGGCGATAAGTCCGGCCCCGATTGTAGGTTTGCCTTGTATGATGTGAATCCCTGACATTGCGGCGAAAGGCGGTATTCCGATTTCCTGTCCGGCCTGTATTTTAACGAACGCTTGGCCCATTTGTTTAGCATCTGTAAACATTCCGCTCTCTGCGAAATTCTTTGCCATTGTCATAATTTCGCTGACAGGCATAATTTGAATTGTTCTAATTTCTGTACTCATAATAATTGATTTTTAAATTGAATATTTAGGTGTTTCACAATCAGGATTAGCACACACAGCAACTCCAGTCGAATTGACCATACTGTGCAAGTGCTTGCAAGGCTCTACAATCTCAAATTCCATATCTGAAATTGGATTTAAGTAGTTAGGATCGTTTACACGAATCTTTAATGCTTTCTTGTCTGCAAGTATCGAAAGTTCTTTTAAATCGTTCTGAGCCTCTTTTAAGGCGTTTTCCAAAGCCGCTATTCGTTGCGCCTGGTAAAGTTCTAATTGGGTTGGTTCGTTTTTCATAACTTAATCTGATTTAATTGGTTTAACAATATAATTTTGTAGCCGCTGTCAATCATTCCCTCGATCATCAGCTTCATGCTTTCTTTCATGCGGCGGTTGTATAATGATTGATTGTGCAACTCACTTAAATACCACTCCATTTCTTCACTTTCAATTCGCTGGTTATCCTCTTTTAGATTATCCCACGCTTCTTGAATATTGGCGGCTTTGAATTGCTCCGGGTCTGGTGTTAGGGTTGGGTCTGGCATGGCTTATTTTTTGAAAGTTTCTTTTTGATTGATCCCTCCGTGTTTCAAGATGACAGCGTCGATAATATCACATGGAACATAGCCATAAACACTATTCGTGGGGTCTCCATCTTCGCCGCCGTCAATGTACGGCATAATCAGAGTTTCTTTTTCTGACGGAAAACCTATTTCCATTTTGAAATAAATATCCGAAACTTCTCGTGGCGAGCAATAACGTCCGGAAGATCCCTGAACAGACATTTTAAAACCATCGTTACAAATTATTTGAGGCTTCATTTGAAAACCATACTTTGCCGACTTATCAAAAGTAAGTACGTTAAATTCTTTAATATCCATAACTCTATTTTTTTAATGCTTCCTTTTCGCAAGCGGTTATTCAATATTTTTTACTATATTTAAAAGATTCTCTGCTTGTTCTTTTCTGTTTTCAATATCTTGTTTAGACATTTTACTAATCGGATCGTACCATGATTCTATTATTGCTCCCTCATACCAAACTAAAGTGGCTATTACAGGTTCATTGTCGAAATTATCTGCTTTCTGCGTTATTCTGCCGCCCGTGTAACCGAAGAGCCAAAACGCCCATATTGCCATTGATAACACCCAAATTCCGATTATTGTAATTACTGTTTTCATAACTTACTAGATTTATTAATTGATTCTTTTTGTGCTTTATTGACTAACTCCGATTCTGTTTTATCATAAGTCGGCAATACATTCGATTTAACCGCAAATGTAATTGTCTTTGCGTGCTCCACTAAAAACGCTTTCAGGTCGTTGTAGTTCTTTTCTGTGAAGTTGTGCCGATTCCTTTTGTCGCTTTTGTTATCCCGAAAGGTTTGGATTTTAATACCCATTGCATCGGCTGCGGTTTGATCGGATATTTTAGCATCGTTGATTAGTTGGGTAATGTGGTCTTTGTAGTTCATTTAACAATGCGTTACAGGCGCATCCCTGGTTTTAGTGTTAGTCTTGTGAAATTATATTTAAGCATTCAAAAACTCCTTTTCCGTAATCTTTTAATTTTTGAACAGGATTGTTTTCAACTCCTATAAACTCAAAAGTTGTACGGCTATTTGTGGTTCCGTCTGATTTGTTCATCTTAATCGGTTTTAAAACATCAATTAAAATTGATTGTAATCCTTTTCCGCATTCGATTGTAATTGTATTCATAATTCCTATTGTTTAAATTTCTATACAGCAATATTACGCTATATTTTTATAGCGTACAAACAATTTGCGAACTTTAACACTTTAAGTAAGAAAATCCACCGATTAAAGTGGATTTTGTGAGGTTAAATGTATACTATCTGATTCGTTCCTTTGATCGGGATTGGTCGCATAGTTCTTAATTCCATTTTTATACGTTGAATGTGTGGGTATATTTCGCCAGATTTTATTTTACGCTTTAAATATCCCATATCATTAATTGATTGTCCATTTTCCATATCTCGATAAACGTCCTTAGAAACCATTATTATTGAATGTTCTTTTGGAGTTACTTCGCAAGAGTCGATTAGTCCGCATCCGAACAGAGTAATATCGCTACAATTTAATTTTTCCATAATATCAAAATCTAATTAAGTTATAAGACACACCCGCACCAATGTAGGGTTTTGTTTTTCCGTCATAGGTTGCTCCGGCTTGTATTCCGATTCCCCAAGGTTTAGGCTTCTTTTCTTTCAATACCGCATTATCAACTTGTAATTTTCCAATTTCGTCATACAGTCCACGTAATTCCGAAGCAGTTTTCTCATTCTCAGCAATCACGTCTTTTAATCGCTTATCCTGGTTCTCAACAATCACAACGCAACTGTCAGCGGCTTTTATAAGATTGGATATTTGCTGCTTTTGGGATTTATCGGTGTAGTACATTTCGATTAATCGCTCTGTAGTTGGTGGCTCGACTTGTGATAGGGCCGGGATTGTGAATAGGAGTAGGAGTAGTTTTTTCATTGGTTTTGTCTTTTGATCCCGTAGTCTGATTTTCTTAATTTACACATTCTACCGTCTGTATGATGAAAAACAATTCCTTCTATGTTTAGATTCGTGAGTATGTTTTTAAATGATTCAAAGTTGTGACAATCAGGCGTTAAATCCAAATCATCAACACCGTGTAAAATTAATTCGTGACCGATGAATTTTTCAGGATTTCCTTGTATTTTTTCTCCGCATAATTCATAAGTTCCATCCATCCATTCAGAGTATTTGTCAAAAGCTTCAAAATGGTAAACGTCGGCTTTATTGTCACGGCTACACAAAACCCAATGCGGATGATGTCCGGATATTGGGTCTGCTTCTTGACAAGGAATTGCGCCTTCTGGAATTTCACGGCCTTTTTTAACATCGTATCTTCGATATAAACGACCTTCTATAATTGCGCATGCAGTACCGTCATATTTACGGGTTGCTATAACACCCTTATCATTGAAAACCCATTCGTTTTCTAAATTAATTTCGCCAATAACTCTGCCTAAATCATTAGGATCTTTCTTAAATAAAGTGCTTATTTTTTTCATGATATAAATTAATTTTGTTTACTCCCCTCTTCTTTTAACCAACGTTGAAAATCCTCACTATAAATAACCGAATCCGACCGTTTTACTACAACAGGCTCAGACGCCTTTTTAACGACATTTTTAGCCACTTTCACATCCGATTCGCTGCTTTGTATGGCTGATGTGTTTTTGGTCAGGTTTTCGGCTGTTTTTTTGCCGATTGTTTCCTTTACGATTTGAATTTCGGATTCTTTGGTTTGGATTGCTTCAATCCTGGCGTACTTTTCGGAATAATGGCGATTTAAAAAGTAAGCAATTACAGCAATTGCCGCCACGCCTAAAATTAGCCATATCCACCATCTTGGTAATTTGTCTGTTGTTTGTATCATATCATCCATCTTATTAAAAGTTGCGCCGGAACTACTTCTGCAAAATCACACTCTCTCAAAGGAATGTGAAAAAATACTACTTCGTAACTGTTATTTATTAAAAGCTGACAGGTATATTCTTTTGCGTCATGGAATGTCCTGTTTAAATCCGCTGTTGGTTTTTGCTTGTAAAGCTCTTTTTTAATTTCTGTTTTGTTCATCTTTTTTAGTGTTAAATTAACCCCGTCCGTCAACTCTTGAAATTACCACATTTTGGTTAAATCGTGGACGGGGTGTTTTGGTTAATTGAATAATCTCATTCTATGGTCAACATATTGACTATCCACGATGAGTTTTTTTGCCTCTGAAAGCTCATCGATATACTCAAAACTGTAAGCGGAATCTTCTGGTCTTTCGCATATTTTTTTCGCTTCTTCTTCGGTGAATTTTGCGGCTTGTCGAATGTCGCAGGTGTATCCGCCGCCAATCTTCCACCAAATCAATGCATTTCCTAAATACCCTTCATTTCTGATATAATATTTTTTATCCATAATCTTTAAATTTAATTGGTTAATACTTTTGATTTTAGTTAACATTAAAAATTTATGCGTTAACTGAATTGGTTTTTGTTTACTTAACGGGCGGTTAGTCTAGGGTTATTGGTTTCAATCTCTTTCAAATGCGATAACACTTTAGATGGTGACGTGTTCCAGATGGTAAGAACATATCCAAAAATATTTATCTTTAAAAAGTGTCTGCTTAATAGTTTGTGATCCTCTGCTGTCATATATATTTAATTTTACCTGTTGTGGGAGTGGTTAGTCATTAGTTTCAAAACTTTTAATTATAATATTTAAGTCAATGATAAATTGCTGATATTCGTAAATTACATCACTCATCGCATCCAACTTAATTTGGTCTATTCTACGTTCTTCGTCAAACTTGTGTATTCCGCAAAAATGAATCTTATTACGCAACTCATCACGTTTATTAATGAATCGGTATAAAGATTCTTGATTATTTTTTATTAGTTTTTCTAATTCAATTGTCATAATTTCTAAATTTAAAGTGACTAAACGCCACTAAGGTTGGTTAATATTCTCTCCAATATTTTGGGTCATCACAAATCAATCCGTAATCGCAGTCGTTACCATCTGTTGCGAATCCTTCTCCAAAATATCCATGGCCGCCGGCGATACCTGCCATCATACATACTCTTTCGTCAGTATAAATCAATGTTCCCTCTGAGTTTATACCATCATCGCTGTATTCTACGTTTGTGCCAATTTTCGGTCTTTGCAAGGCTGTTTCAATCCATTCCATAACTACAATTTTAAAGTTGATTTTTCTATGTACTTCGATTCAGAATAGTGGTGTAATACCGTTTTGGTTTGTTTCATTGCTTAAGGTTTTTCATTGGTTTCTGATAGTGAGGCGAGGGATTCCGAAGAAATCATATTAATTAAATTAAACATTTCCTGAGAACTGAAGTTATTTATAGTTACGTTTCGTATCTTATCCAAAGCCGTTTTCATGTCCTCGAATTGGGTTAAGTGGGTTTCCCACGTTTCGGGGTCGAATTTCTGAGCGAGGTTTCCGGCAATGCAAATTAATCTTGCGTTCCGAATTTGCTCTTTGTCGAAATCAGTATCGTCAAACATTTCCAATGTGCAAATATCTGCTTCAAGCGTTTCAATTAAAATATCGCCACTTCTTTGAGTTGTTGCGTGCCAATTTCCTTTCGTTGTATTTTTCATAATCTTATTTTTTATTTGTTAACTGTGTGGTTGGAGGTTAGAACCGCCCAGCCTCGTGAAATTAGTTCTTCTGTTGATAGCCCCATCCACGGCAACAAGTAACCTTTTGAGCGTAGGAAATCGATTGCTTCAAAAGTAATATCTCTGTTTGTTCCTTCGATACGCAACCAATGGCACAATGCTTTGCCAACCAATAAATTATTAGAAGTTATACTTCCGTTTAATCTGCCAACTTCAATCGCATCTTCATCAGATATATCAGAAAGGGATTTTAACCTTAACTGATCAGATTTTGAAACGTCGCCCTGACTCATTTTTTGAAGTAAAAAGCAATATGAACTATTACGAATGCTCAAAACACGTTGCCCCCAATACTGCGCAAAAAACTTTGATTTATTTTCTAAATTATTTTCCATATCCCCTATAATTTTTGTGATGCCAAAGCATCGGTTAAAGCGTTGTTCCGTTTTACTTCTTTTTTGTATCTGTAAATCTGATATTTGCAATAAGCACAAACACCTAATAAAGCTAGAAGCATAACGTTAAACAAGCAACATTCTACAAATATCAAAACCTTTATTGTTTCAGGCAATTGATTATAATAACAGTCCCAAGGCATATCTATATGTCCCATAATCCCTTTATTTAAGTTGTTTATCCCGGAGTTCTCGGAATTTTTTAGATAGTTCTCCGCGACCGCCGTGCTTTAAAAGTTCATTTTCGCTGACGTATATTTTCATCTGAATGTTTCTAACGTCTTTAGGATTTGATTTTTTTACGTTTGTCATATTTTCTATTTTAATATTTTAAATCAAGGTTATACATAAATTCTTTTTTGTACCCCATAAAAGATCCATTGTTCCAAATAGGCGTTTCTTTAAAACAAATCAAATTGCAAGATTTAAGATACATACACGCATCATAGGTATTTGTTTCTGAGTTCGTTGGTGTAAACCATTCGTTTTGATTGAAAGATGATAATTCCGATATATACAAATACTTATTTTGCATAGGAGATATTCTTTCAAATACTTTGTAAAATTCGGTGTCTTTAAAATCGAAATTAGTTTTCATTTACATAATCTTTATTTGTTCTTATAAAGAACACAGTTTCTAAATTGATATACTCTGTTGAATAAACGGCCTATCCTATTTTCATCATTTGGATTCATTGGCCCTTGTTTAAAAAAAATGCATTGTTTCCTTTTTTCACACCACTCAGTACCTTTCTTGAAGTTATAATAAGTGCCATTACAAATTTTATTTTCCATTACTTTCTGATTTCAAAATTATGTTTGTAAATCCTAACCATTGCATCAGCTAACAAAAAATTTCCGTTGCTTACTTTAACTTGCTTTGCGTGAAACTTAGCAATTGCTTTTTCATCATAAAACCCTGTTGCTACTAGTTCTTTTACTATTACGATCATAATTTCTATTTTTTAGTTGTTATCTGAGTACAAACATAGTACTATTATTTAATACTGTACTATATTATTTCAAACTTTAACACATTCAAACAAAAAACGCCCCAATTAAGGAGCGTTTGTAAGAATAGTATTGTGATTTAAGAGAAGTAAATATCAGCTTCTTTTTTTCTGCGGTTGGTTAATCCTGGAATAACTTTGCCGCCAGCCTTGTTCCATTTCATGAATTCGTTTCGAATTAATGGATCACTATAATTCCAATTAACTTTTTTTAACAATGTTGATTTAGAGAAATTACCTCTACCAACATTATAAGCGAATGAAACAAGCGCGTTGAATTTATTTTGAGGAACATGAGTTGTAAGTCGATTATTTACTGAAGTGGCAAATTCATTTGCAGTCACTTTAAGCAACTCCATTGCATAAGCCTTAGTTATTTTAGGATCGGTCATTTTAACCTTCCTACCGTCAGGATAATAAGTATTTCCATAACCTATTGTAGGTATTCCAACGCTATCTTTGTAAGGAACCAAAGAAAGTCCCTCGAATGAAGCGATTAAGTTATAGCCATTTTCATCTAATTTCATCTGTACTTCCTTTTTCTAATAAAATCCTGAATTATTCCAACGGCCACAAATATAAAAACACCGAAGCCGATTAATGCAAATATACAAATTGGGATTAATAAGTATGTAGGTATTGAGGTCATTTAACCGCCTCTTTTATTTCGGAAGTAGAAATATAGGCTTGCTGTGTTTTTTTGTCGAATTCGTTCTTTAAACAGCGGTATTCTATACGATAAGCGTCAAGCGGATCTACAACCGATTTGTAAGTTGTTGCTGTTGGCTTTGAGTGATGAGGCATTTCGCTGGTGCAAACGACCAAAACCAATCCCATAAGTAATATTTCGTATAGTTTCATCATTTAAGATTTATTTTTTCTTTGATGAATTTCAAATCTGCGTTGATGCTGTCCATTCTCGGATTTTCGTTTTTAATTAAACTGCCGTTTTCTAACATCAACATTTTATTCTCTTTGCGAAGTTCCTTATTATCATTTCTTTGTTCGTTATACAATTCCTTTAAACTGTTGTACTTTTCATCTTTGGATCCGTTGGCCAACTTAACGTTACCGTCATTAATCCACCCAAAATATAACACCATTCCAACAACCAGAATTGTAAACTTTTTCCGATCACTGAAATTTGCGAAATTAAATAAATCGGAAAGGTTAGGCATTTAGTTTACTTCGATGTTGTTGATTTGGGATTGTTCGGTTGGCGTTGGCAACCATTGATCGTGAGTAATACTATCGCTCATATTCTTTGTTTTCAATTTCTGCTTTCGTTTCCGCATTTTCACCAACGCCTGTGACGACTTTGTCTTTTGCTAATAATCCGATACCGATAGTACCGAAAAAAGTAGCCGCCAATCCGACTATTTTAAGCCAGTTAGGAACTACTTCTAATTCTAATTGTTGAATCGCTGTTGGCACTAATCCAAGTGCGGTAACGATTGATGCTAGGGTCGTACGCCAATTTTTCACTGTCCAAATTTTAAAGTTAAAAGCAAAGATATAAAACTACCCAATACACCGACATAAAAACCCCAGCGAATATCTGCCCAGTCGAAAGTATGATAGCGCTGTTCTTTAAATGTTTTCACATCCCAATATTCCTCCCGTGCGGCATTTGGGAGCCAGCCGAAAATAAATGAAACTGCAAATACGGTACAAACGTAGTCGAACCAAAATAAATTGTACCAGTCCTGCCAATCAATGAAGAAATACGTTACAATGGCGCATATAGCATCGGTAAGTAGAAAATGTAAGTGTTTATTGTCGTGAATCCAAGCAGCTAATCCACCAGGCTTTACCAAGTGCATTAAATCGGTCGTGCTGAAAAAGGCGTTTATGAACTTTTTCATCCTATTTGTTTTCAAATACGTGCCAAACTAACCCTGCAAAATCCTGAACAGTTCCGATATAATCCAAATCGTATTCGTTTACTTCAACGCCTGTTCCGTAAACCTCAATCACACGGTCTTTTAATTCGTTTGAATCATTGACTTTTGCCCAAAGTGTCGGAACTCCATTTTGCAACTGAGCGCATAAAATTTCTGCTCCCTCTGGCATTTTAATGGTTTGTTTGAAAGCTCCTGTAAGTGGATATTTAAAAATTGTCTTCATAAGTAAAGTGTTTTAGTGTCCGCAGATGGGATCGAACCACCGACCGCCACATTATGAGTGTGGAACTCTGACCGACTGAGTTATGCGAACTTTTTGTAAATGTAATGAAAAAAGCCACACTTTACAATGTAGCTTTTAATTGTCGTAAAGGAATCGAACCTTTGGGTGTAGCGTGAAACTTATGGTATTCCGGTTGTTTGTCCGGCTCACTCTCACTATGAATAGCGTTTACCACTCCGCCAACGACAATTCAAATGTAATGAAAAAATCCTTACTCAATTAAAAGTAAGGATTTTTAGTTACCGGAGCAGTTGCGGCCTTCGCCTCATGTCGGATTTTCGTTGCGGCAACCGGACTCGAACCGGCGACCTGATGGTTATGAGCCACCCGAGCTAACCAAACTGCTCTACACCGCTAAGCAAACATAACAATTAATCTCCAATACCGCAAAAAAAACCTCACTTTTTACAGCGAGGTTAAAAATATTTATTATGAAAGTGTAAATGTAGGGAATTTAATCTAAAGTTGGCGCATGAACTACTTCCATTCCAAAACCAACTGATTTTTTAGCCATGTCCGGATTTTGTTTCATCCAATTTTGCACGAACCATAATTGACCACAACCACCGCCAATATCATCTTGTCCAGCAGGGTCGAACATTCTTGTAGAAAACCAACGCTTTTTTAAGTGGTCTTCAAATTTTGACGCTAATTCTCTCTGTCTGATGTTTGCCGCAGCGATTGATTCCTCTCTTTCGCAGACTACTGAAATAGTTGCCTCAAAAACATCAGGACTGAAAATGTTGGCTAATCTTAAAGCGTCTAATTCGCTTGAATTGTTTTCGTGAGCACAATAATTGAAAAAAGGTTTTCGCCCCGTTCTGGCTAAAAAGACCTCTCCCACTTCTGAAAGTTCTTTTAATGTAAGTTTATTCGCAAAAGGAATAAGTTCGTTCCTGGCTTCATCTGTGCTTTCGTGAACTGAAAATTGCAGTCCTACAGTAGGAATTCGTTCGCACATATCAATAATAGGCTCATAGTTTACTTTTGGTCCAATCGAGCTAATAAGTAGTCTTGCTTTTGGGTACTTCTCATAAAGTATTTCGAAAGCTTTTTCTAGTTCCTTGAAATTTAAAAGAGGTTCACCCATAGACATAACCATAATTTGAAACCTTTCAATTTTTGATGCGTCAATATTTTGACTCGAAAGGCAATGATCTACCTGATAAACAATTTCTTCGGCTTTTAAACTTCGTACGAAATAATCCCCAGCCCCGCAAAATCTACAACCAACAGGACAACCGGATTGGGTAGAACAACAAATCACTGTCCTATCCTCATAAGTAGGGTATTTGTACAATACAGCTTCAGCTACTGCGTTACTTTTTTCGAAAACAAATTTCATTACGTTTTCATCTGAACTTTGAATTGTTTTTACATTTTCAAACATGATAAGTGATTTAATAGAAAAAGGCGCAGAATCCTCGACAGAAACTACGCCTTTTATCCAATTAGAGTGTATAATTATCTAATTTTAACCGTGAGTGTCGAGCCAAACGGTATCGCAAACATACAAATTATTTCGGAATATCAACTAACAAACTATTACTTTTTTCAGTTCGCCAACCGTCTGAATTTTTCCCTTTCACAACGTATATAACGCTACCTTTGAGCTTGTCGGCTGCATTGAATGTTACAGTTATGAATGTGTTTGTAGTACTAGCCTGATAGTTTTCTTTTTCATTGCCTTTTAAAGAGGTATCATCAACATCAGGATTTTTGTACAAACTATATCCAACGGTTGAAAAATTAACCGGGATACTCCATTGCAGTTTTACGCTGGTTTTCGTAAGCGTTCCGGGAAAGTATGATAAAATAGGCGCATTGCTAACTTTTGGAACTGGCGGTACAAATGTAACTTTTACTTTTTGTTGCGCCCGCCCGCCTTTGCTGTCCGTTACTGTAAGCATAAAATTACAGACCCGTGAAATTGTTGGGTAAACGTTCCATTTGTCACGCAGATAAAAGTTCCGGTAATTCAGCTTTGAAGGCAACACGCTTGCGAACATTGAGCCGGAAAAGTTTGTAGGTTTTGGAATAGTGTAAGCGATAACCGTAGGATCGATTTCGTCCCATTGATAATATAATTCGTCACCATCCGGATCAGTTGCGATTGCCGACAATGAAAAAGGCGTGTCGAACTCAACAACTCTATCAATAGAGCTTGTAATAATCGGGTTGCGATTCCCTGTATTGATGCTTCCTAAAGAGGTTTTCAATCCCAAAGTTTGGTTAATCTGGTTAATAGATTGCCCGTGAAAAAACGGATAGGAATGTGATTGTAAATTATAATTTGCTCCGGCAATTCCTGCGTAACTCATAGCCGTGCATCCGCTGCCAGATTCCATATTCGCCACCCCAACACCTTTGTAACTGAACGTGTGGGTTGCGCCTAATTGGTGACCAATTTCGTGGACAACAACATCGGTAAAGAAATACGGATCGGTCATATTTGGCGTTGCTGAATAAGCCGAGCCTTTCAAAGTTGGATTTGTAACCGTTCCGATACCGCCTGCATTCCCGCCAACCCCAATAGTCAGAACATGTCCGAGGTCGTAATTTTCCGAACCGATTACTTTGTCAATAAATACCTGGCTTTGTACTGTCCATTTGTCTTGTGTCGTAAATGGATCGTCAGAGTTAATACAAAGCAGCTTTTCATTCCCGACTACCAATTGACCAATTACACCGTTATTGGCTCTTAATTGCTTGTTTACGGCAGTCATTAATGTGTTCAAGTACGCAAGTCCTTTCGCCTGTGTTAAACCGATTTGCTTCATACCTTCGAAATTGATAGCTATTGCCATTCGGATAACGGTTATATCACCTCTAACAACCGCCGCCTTTTGATTTGCTTTAGCTCTATCCGTAAAATCAGATATAACTTGCCTTTCGTCAACATCGCAGGAAAACTCCTTTTTGCTTTCAACACGCCCTATTTTATAACCATTAACAGTTGGACGTACAAAAGTTTGCAACGAATCTGTAATTGTTGCCTCAACACCTTCTTTTGAAACTGCTATGCTAATCGACCGTCCGTCTTTATCAAAACCGTGAAAACTCCTTAGTCCGTATTTCTGTGCTATTTTTTTATCAGCAAAATTAAAATCTTCGATAAGTGCGTACTGAGATAAGTTTCCATCGGCGTCTGGAAAGGTCGCTTTTTTAGCGTTCAGTTGTTTTGTGAACGTTTTTTTGTTCAAGTTGTGAATAGGCTCGCCTGTTTTGGATTGTTGTTTTGTCCATTGGGCGAATGTTAGGATTGGGAAAAGTAGGATAATTAGTAGTTTTTTCATTGGTTGTTATTTAAAGTTTCAAAATAAAATTTAACCTCAATATTCGTTTCTGAAACAAGACCGTAGCGTTTTGCTATTTTATATTGAGTACTGATGTTGTTTAAGTGGTTCATAAATCCTGAAATCTGCTTCCTGAATTCTTCTAAGGACATTGAGTGCTTATTTATATTACAGCTTGCGCAAGACGGATTTTGATTATCGATGTGAAACCTTTCAGGATGCATACAAGTGCCGTCTGATTTATGACTGCCTTTTGATTTATCATATACAAAATTTCGTCTAACTGGTTCAATTTCATCAACGTGCCAACCTTTTAGAAGATCCGTACCGCAATAAGCACATTTGCCGCCAAATTTATCGTGAATTAATTGCCTATCCTGTTTTTTCATAAGTATTAAATTAATCGTCAAATGTAAATAAAAAATCCCGACTGTTAGGACGGGATAATAATCTAATCTTTGTAAGGGTCGAATGTATCACTTCCTGCCATTGCTACTCCAATTGGTTCTAATTCATGTAACACTTTGATAGTATCTCCCATAAATCCTAAAACTTCATTTAGCTTTTTATAGCATTGCGGCGCTTCATCTGCGCCAGCTCCACGTAGTTCGATTTTGTGTGTTTTCATGGTTTCTTTAACCAAATCAAAATCAACCTTTCCCTTTGCTACGATTGTTGGTCGTTTTTTCCCATTTTCATCAGCAATCCATTTCTTTTTTCCTGCCGCCTCTGTTCTTGACATTACACGACCAGCGCCGTGAACCGTTGAGTAAAGTGTGGTTTTCGCTAACTCAGTGTCAACACCCTCAATTATTACAGATTTATCGAGCATATTTGCGCCAATAAATCCTAACTGATTTGGAAAAGCTGGAGTACAACCTTTTCTAACTACCCAATAATCGTTTCCGAAATGATTTTCTTTCCAAGCGAAATTGTGATGATTATGTACTTGAAAAGTTACAGTTGGATTGTCTAAAATTTCAAGAACTTTAGAAATTACCATATCACGACCAGCATAAGCGTATTCGCCGGCCAAATGCATTGCGGACAAGTACGATTGTCCTAAGTTCGTATTCGTGTCAAATAAAATAGGCGGCTTATCCATTCCGCCCTCGTTTGCTTTATCTTCAAATCCTAATCCTTGAGACAACGCTATAAATCCCATTGCTGTTTTATGACCGAAACCTCGTGAGCCAAAATGGTTTCCGATCCACAAATAACCATCTTTCCCCCGAAATAAATCAACGTAATGGTTTCCGCTTCCAACTGTTCCAAGTTGATTTTTAGCCAACTGTAATAATTTTCTTTGCGGCAAGAAATCAGCGCTTGCAATTTTATCAAAAACTTCATGATCAACAGGCTCGTCATTATGGCGACCAACTCCAAAAGAAATCCTTTTGAAAAGTTCGTCCATCACTTTTGCAACGTCAATATCGTCAGCTAAAATATCGGTTCTAACAGCTTTGTTTCCGCAAGCAATATCAAAACCTACACCTGACAAAGAAACTTTGTCTTTGTAAGCGATTGCCCCTCCAATTGGGTGTCCGTAACCATAATGCGCATCGGATGTTAAAACTGCAATGTCATTTTCTCCAATACAATTTTCAATCTGTGTAATACATTTTTGGTCAATAATTTCAGAACCAAACACAGTTAGATTTTTCATAATAAAAAGTATTAAACCGAAAAAACCCGCAACACTCGAATGCTACGGGTTTTCCCTATCAAATTAAATAGTTTGATAATTGACTGTTAGACGTTTCGAGCCGATAAAACAGTACGCAAACATAAACATTATTTCCTTTCCGGCAAACTAATAAGCAAAGAAATCATCAGTATCAAAAACACAATTCCGTAAATTGCCCAGTACCAAAACATCGACTTCCAATAATACCCCCAAAGGTTTTCGTAATACTCGCAAGTCATTGAGCCGAATTCCGTTTTAGCAAAGTACAATAAAAGTCCGTGAAACACATTTGCGACCGCACTTGAAATTAAAGCGTAAAATCCTACAACTGAAACGTAATATTCCGACTTTGATATTTTGATAAGTCCAATTGAATAAAGCCTCTTAAAAAGCAGCATTACAACAACAAGATAGATCAACTCCCAATTTGCCTGAACCAATACGTAAATGTAATCCCAAACATCCGTATTAATAAAAATAGCGCCAATCGAAATGATAAGCGCTATGATTAAAAATATCCTGAATAACCACTTCATTATTTTGTTCCTGTGTGTGGCGCAACAGGCGGCCCGATTTGCATAATCACAGTAAATCCGGCTGTTTCCATTTGCGCCTTTAACGTGTTGTACTCGGTTAGCCTTGCCCCTGTTGGCTCGGCTTCATATCTGAAAATTACTTCTTTGAATTGCTCTAATGGCGGATTTGTAGGGTTTCCCATTGTATAAAAATTAATTGGTTATAAATCTGATTTTAAATTCCGAATTAGGCTTGCCTTTTATTATACAACCCGTTCGATCGTTGTGGATGATTTTAACGCTGTCTTTCCCATCAAACGCCCTAACGTCAGGTATTGGATAAGAAACTGTTTGATACTTTATGTAAACGTTGCCTTGTCCGTCAGATTTCATTACGATTTCTTCAACAGAGGACAATCCCATTGCGCTTTTAGCAATTAACAGGAAGCCAAACAAGGAAACGAAAACAAGTATCTTTTTTCTCACTTAACAAAGATAAGTAATTTTCTAAAGCAAAACTTCCTGTCCACGTCCGTATGTTACAGATGCAGTCCCAGATGTTGTGCTTCTAATCCTAACTAATGCGTTGGCCGGAATAAGACCTGATAAAACAAACCTACTAGGCTGTGTAATTGCAATAGCCACAGCAAGGGCAACACTTGATGCGTTTGAAACATCAGATACTGTAATCCAAGTCGCGCCCGCATCCGTTGAATATTCCAAAAACGCATTTGCCGATGAACTTCCCGCTAATAAAGGATTGGTGCAACTTAAGTTTATTGAATAGCTTACGTTACAATCCCTTGTTGTGGAAATTGTAAAGTTTGAATTCAAAGATCTGGACACATTGTTAGAGAATCCTTTTGCAAACGAAGCTAAAGGAGTTGGAATGTTTATTACACCACCGCTATAACTTGCAGCGCCTGATCCGGTCGTGGTTAGTGTAATTGCATTTCTAGCAGCTGTATCAAACCCCGTAATGTTACTAGGTAGCCAAGCAATTGACCCTGGTAATGCAGTTCCCCACAATCCGCCATTGTTCCCGTCAACAAACACGAAATTATTAGGGCTTACAGATTGTGGAATTGCCAATGACGGCAACGGCTTTGTAGAGGTCTGAGCCTGTAATGAAAAGCCGATAAGAATAAAGAGTAGTTTTTTAATCATGCGCAAATATATTTAAGGTTAATAATTACAAAATAACAAACTTGCTTCCGTTTCCGTAAAATATAGCAGTTTGACCCGCCAAAACCGTAGCGGTTGCAGACGAAGTTCCACTATCAAAAATATCGTTTCCCCCTGCGTTTGAATTGATAGTTACAACGCCAGAACCCATGTTTATAATAGTGTACTGTATTGCTGTTCCATTTGCAAGAGTTGGTAATGTGTAAGTTGCCAATGCGCCTGTATGCGTAACATAAACCTGATTGTTTGTTATAGGAAGCGCATAAGTGGTTACCGACTGGACTACATTTAACATTTGCAGGAATAATATCTGCTTTTGCAAGTTCCAAAATGCCTGCCTGTTCTGTGTTGCGTTTGTTATAGGTGCGTTTACACCATTATCCGTACCTATAAGATTTGCTTGAACGGTATTAGAAAAAGGAAGCCCTGATTGCGTTCCGTCTGCTCTTAAATAATAAGTATTGCCAGAACTTCCAGTAATCGATAGTCCGGCACTTGGAATCGTCACCGTTCCTGTAAATGTTGGCGAAGCTAAATTTGCTTTCAAAGCCAATGCGTCAAATACGGCATCTTCACTCGGAGCTGTTGTGGTTACTCCGTTTGTAATTGTTTGAGTAACTTTTCCATTCGCCACCGCATCCCTCGCAGCCGTATAAGCTGATGCAATTCCGATTACAGGCGTTGTAGTTCCGGTTGCAACTGTTGTTTCTCCTGATACGCCTGTGACGCTTGTAACGGTTCCGTTACCTGTTCCGGCTCCAATGTAGGTTCGTAAGTTAGCCGCACTCGTTTGAGTTAATACGCCACGCCCAAATGAATCAGTTGTAAGTGCTGCAATAGCCGTTAAATCTGAATCAAGAGGTTGGGATGTTGAGTTGGGCGTATTGTCGCCTGAATTCGTGCCGGATTGATTGGCCAACTTGGTTTTTTCTGCCGGAGATAACAACCCTGCATTAGTGCCATCCGTTAATCCAATCGTTGCACCCGCGCCCAATTGTGTGCTTGAATTTATTACTACGCCCGTAGGGGATGGAACGGCGGTTAATTCTGTTGGCGTTGAGCCGCCTGTTGAATATCCTTGTTCTTCTACCCATTCACGTGTTGCGGCAATTTGAATTTCATCTCCGAAAATAGGAATTCTGAAATTTGAAACATCCGTTTCAGTTTGATCTTCAAAAGAAATTTTAGTACCTCCTGAAGCTGTATTACTTTGATAGTCTAAACTACTCCCAGCTAATCCTAATGTTGCAATTGCATTTTGTGTATAAACGCTTCCCCTGCCTATTCTCGTTACATCAACTCCGTTATCATCGGAATATTGAGTAACGCCTGGAGAAATAACCGTTTTTGCGTTTAAATCTGTTGGATTTATTAAAATAACGTTACCGCCTATGTATTTTGGATCAAAGGGATCGGAATCATCATATACGCTTGTCAATTCAATATCTTTTCCCGTTGCTTGATAGCCATTCTCCAAAGTCTGCTGTAAATTCTGACTACCGCCGCCACCCTCTGCGTTAATTTGGTACGGATCAATAAAGGTACCACTTCCGGTTACAGTTGTATTTGTTCCGTCCGCAATATAAGTTGTCGATGCTTCACCGCCATTTGGCACGTAAAGCAATCCGTCAGAACCGATTGCCAAAATATTGTTTGCGTCCAAACTGATTAATCCCATAGCGTTCACCATTTCGATGAAACCAGGATAATTTAATTGGCGAAGCCTAACCAATAAAGCAACATCGCTTGGAAACGGCCCTTCAATAGCTCCGTTACCAACTTTTATAGTAATATTTTCAATTAAATACGGAAAACGTCTTGCTCCAGAACCTCCCCGACCCTCTTTTATCTGGAAATAACCCATGTCAATATCAAAGAAAAACTTCGATACCGTATAAGGCAAAGCTATTTTACTGTCTTTGTGTTGCCAAACAAAAGGCTCCGGGTTTAATATTAAGAGTTCTCTATCGTCCATTACTTCTCTATTTTAATAAAAAAGTCAGCAGGAGTAACATTAATCGTTGACCCTGTATCATTTTTAAATGGAATTGTTACAAAACCAGGAGCGTTTACCCAGGCTTTGCCCCAAGTGCCGCCCAATATCATAGTTGCATTTCTAACGCCGTAATGCACGATATTGCCGTCTTTTGCTTCCGGCATCGCAACAACTTGCGTGGTGCTTGCTCCCGCTAAAACAGACCCGAAAGTTAAGGATACCAATTTGCCTAATAATTCAGGTTCAGCGTAAACGCTTGGGAATCCTGTTTTGTTCGGATCTGCTTCAACTTTCAATCCGTCTAGCCAAAAAGTACTGTCTGCTGCTCCGCTTGTAAATGTGCCTTTGAATGAAACAACATCCCCGGCTGTTAAATTCATTATTTGTGAGAACCGCTGCCAAACGTTTTCGCTATCTGCGCCTTGAATTAAATCAGCCTGAATCCTTACCGGATTAATACCGTTAATGTAAAATTCAGCGATAAAGTTAGGGTCATCGCCTAATAAATCCTCGTGATAGGTTTCAAAAGAAACAACGTACATTCCGGTAGTTTCTGCGGTAAAATTCAAAGAATCTGCCAAATCAAAATATAAGGTCGTGTCTGCCATGCTGTTAATTCGCAAAGCCTTTGTTCCGTATCTGTGATGTGTCGCATCATTTACGACCGTTCCGCCGCCTGAAACATTCCACGTTTGCGTTTCGTTGAAAGTTGAAGCATAAGGAAGCAAATTCCTGCTGAAATCAGGGCGTATTGTAGGATTGAAAGTAGCTAGTATAATTGCCATAATGTAATTTATCATTTTATTGTTTTTGATCGTAGGTAACGCTGAAATAAGTTTTGGCAAAAGTCATTTGCCCTTCAATTTTAAAAACATTAACACCGTCTATTTTTCCTATAACAAATCTAACACGCTGTCCGGTAGTATCTGTTCCTATTCCGTGTGTTAAAAAAGGAGCTGATTCCGTAGGGTCGTTTCTGTCGTCTGGAACAAAATCATTGTCTTTAAATTGGAAAATAATAGTGTTGTTTAAAACGCTAGCAGATTCATTATGAAAATATCCATCCATTCTAATCTGACCACCAATTTGCCTAATCCAAATATAAGCTTTTAACGAGCCTGACGAAATTTCAGGATGTGGAACGGCTGTAATGTATGTTTGAGAAATCAAAGTGTCATATACAGGCGTTGTAAATACGTCATCTAAAAACTCCGTAAGCAATGCCCGAACTTCAGCAGCGGTATTTTCTCCACCGTCTGTAAGTCCGGCTATTTTTGTAACTATTGTTGCTTTTTTTCCCATATCTTAATTTGTAAAGAAATCGCTGTTATTCCAATCCGTATTTAACCAATCCCCTGCGCTTATTTTAAACTTCCAATCAACAACATACTCACTTAATCCAAATGGAAACGAAAACAAACTGCTATCAAAAGTAATATAATATTCCCCATTTTCATCCGCAGCGGCTTGATTTATTTCAAATGAATTATCCGTTACAATAATATCCGACTGCGTGAATGTTTTTACAATTGAGCCGTCCGAAACTTTCCTTACGTATAAATTGCCCGTTCCTAGAGTTATGGGGTAGTTGAATTGACCTTGTATTTTTGGAAGTAACCCGGCTAATGTATAAACACCGACAGGATAAATTGGCGTGAATGATAAAAGCGGTGCGATTTGCAGTGTTGGCGTGTAGGTGTCTAATTCGTTTGGATAACCTGAAAACTTACCTTCGTAAAAGTTGCTGTTTCCTTCACGTTCGCCAAGTGATAATTGATTGGCTGTGTGACGAACGCCGTTTAAATAAAATCGTGGCGACCTGATCCATCTAGCAAGTGCTTTTTGGGCGTGGACTGAAACGTGTTCAAAAGTATATTCTGCCAATAACGATACCGTTGCGTTGCTGGAAACTGTATTGCCGGACTCTTGTAAATACTTTTCGGTTTCTGTTTCATCTGTGAATTTATTGAACCAGCCTTTAACCCCAAACGACTGCATAAAATTGAAGTTCGTATAATCAACACCGTTGTTCATTCCGTAGCCTCGGTAATCGATGCGCAGCACCTCTTTTAGATTATAAGCCACGTGAAATGGATTGCTGTAAATAACAGCCGGCCCAGTATTTTGCGATATTTTTAAATAGCACTTACGCCCCCAATGCGGGTAGAAATCCCCGATGTAAGCAAGTTCGACGGCTATATTCTGATAACCTGATTCCGAGTTTGAACCCTGATAAATGAAAACGTTACTGGTAATGTCTTTTAAAACCTTATCGCAGCAATCCACTAATTCAGCTTTATAATCACCGCCGAAATTAATATCGGTGTTGAAGTTTGATATTTGTAGGTATTCCTCAACAGGGGAAACGCATAAAAATGACCAATCCCAAACTTCTGCAACCTTACTATCGCCTAGTTCTTTGGCGGCTTTTAAAGAGGTTTTAAAGCGTAAAAGTGCGTTGTCAATTGTCATGGTGTAAATATAAATAAAAAATCCTTACCATTACAGCAAGGATTTAAAAGTGGTATTAAAAATGTATTCTCAATCAATAATCTTTACTGAAAGTTTTTCTTCGGCTTCTTTTAGGGTTGGGGTTTGGATAGGTGTTGCCCAGATGCCTTTATTCATTATTTCACCATTTCTGCCGTTTTCAACAGGAATCCAAAGAGAACTCATGTTGTCTGACAGAAAAGGATCTGCAATTATTTTACAATCGTAAACACCACAGCCCGTATATAAAGAATTAAAATAAACGCCTTCAACCAACCCTCTTTTTATCGCCTCGTTTTTTAAGGCGTCGGTAATCTCTGAGGTTGTGGCTAAAACATCTTTTTTAGCTTCTTTTAATTTAACAGGCAATTCAACCCAACATCCATCAGGATTAAAACCGTAGCAATTAAATTTCTTATCACTAATAAGTGATTTAATCATATACAACCCATTTGCGGGTGTCTTATACCACTTCCCTACTTCCAACTCAACAGGCTTTTCTTCAACCGGAATATCAAAAGTAATCTTAACCTCGTTGTTATTATGATAATCGCATAACTGAACTAAAGCGTTTTCGCCTCTACTCGACGTTTCATAAGTACACAAAGCGCAAGGGTTAAGTTTAGATTTAACTTTCGGATCGTCAAATTTTACCTCATAAGTCCCGTTGCCAACGTGCTGAAAAGTTCCTTCAATCGGTTTAATTTTCAACTCCCGCCTAATATAATCCCTTTTCGAAATCAGTTGTTTTTGATCGGCTAATCCTGCGTTTATTTTGCAGATTAATTTTAGGGATTTTTCTAATCTTTCATTAAGAGCGTCCATTGTTGTAAACACAGCCGGATCGATTACGTGCGTTATTGGTTCAGGAACTTCCTCTTTAGGCATTATCTCTGATAGTTTGATGATTGGGAGATTTGCATAATCGGCGGTTACAGCGGTTGACCACTCATTGTGTTTACTTCCTTTAAAGTAAAAGTTATGATACGATACAAATAATCTGCTTTGAAATATTTCGTCTGACAATTGGCCTAATAAATCAAAATTATCGCAGTCGTTTTGAATCTGATGCGACCGATCACTAACCGCGGAAACCGCTGCTTTAAACGGCATTTTTGAAGTGTCGCCAAGGATTAACGCTTTCATTTGTGCGTAGGTTAGTGGGTTGGTTGGTTTTTTTGAAGACAAACTCCATCCGTCTATAGAAAATATTAAATTGTATTTTTTAAATACAGTATCTGCATAATTGAAGTTTCCAAAAAGATAACCAATCTCTTTCCTTTCCTCTGCCGTACTGTTTTCGATGCTCATTCCATCACCGATTTTGAAAATGTGTTTCATAATGTTATTTTTTAGTGGTTAATTCTTCTTTTATTCTGAACTCTAAGGGATTCCCAAAAAAGTCCTGTTCCTCGTATGCTATTTCCTGATCGTCTAACAAAATATATTTGCTATGATTAAAAACCTCTCCAGATCGTTGCATAAGTCGTTTTGGTTGAGATGCAAGAAATTTATGGTATTCCACTTCAGAAACTTCATTCATTTCAGTTCTGTCCATAATCCTAATTATTTATAAAACGCGAAAACCCGACAAATTAGAGGTTCGTCGGGTCACGGTTTCAGAAGTTAAACTATTAATTCAACTCTGTATATCGTACAATTGGAATCCCTCTAATATTCCGCTTGTTGTATTTCAGTAGACAATATTACTAAACATTTTCTAATGCCGCAACAAAATCAACAACATTTGTATAGCTGTTTCCGTTTATTGTTACTTTTTGGTAGGGTTTTTCAAAGATTAACGGGTGGTTACGCCTGTCGAACATGGTTAATTTTTCGTCAGAATTTACTTCAAACCATTCAAAACCGTCGATATATTGCGCTCCATCGATATATAAAACGCCTGCAATAACCTCAATTACCGTGAAGTCGCTTTCATTTCTTACGGCGCATTTGGCTATTTCAATGGTTTCTGATCGCCATAGGTAAGATGATTCCTCAATATGAACCTTTTTCAGCCCTGAATTAGTCATAATTCTAAAGAACCCACCGATTGTGTTGCCGTCAGGATTTCGTGACGTTGTAGCCTCTAAAATGTAAACTCCCATTTCAAAAGGAATTTGCCCTTTTGTTTTAAATACGGCGTTATCGAGTACTTTCGGCTTTCTGTCAGCCGGTAATAAATCAGCACCTTGTTTTATCAATCTACCGTCTTGAAACCTAGCACTAAATTCGCCGTTATTAATGAAAGAAATATTTTTAGCTGCTTCATCTGGATAAGCAGCCATATACTCGTTAATGTCCGAACTGTACAAATCCAGAATATTACCAACGCCAAAGCGCAAATTGCTCCATCTGTCCGCAACTCCTAGCCCTGATATATCTGTAAAGCCTTCAGTAGTTCGATTCGTCCAATTTACGCCTGTATAAAAGAAACTTGTAACAATCAAATACGAACCGTTCCAATTTGGCGTGTAACCAATTGGCTGCAACCTAATAATAGTATCTTGAATTTCCAAAACCGTGTGATCGTACTCGCCTGTAAGTCCGTTTTCTGGATTAAACCACGAAAAATGAAAGTTTTGACCGACTGAAATGCCTGTTTGCGTCCATTTGAAACTTGCGGCTACATCTTTTAAAGGATCTTTATTCAATATTGTAAGAATTCCGTTACTAACTTGAATGCCCAATACAGCAGGGAACCCGCCTTTTGTTCCCGGCGCAAGCGGATAACCGTCAATCCTTATAATTGTGTTGTCATTATCTGTTGCTGTTGTTTCTCTTAACGCCTGTTTGATGATTTTCTGAATACGTTTAGGATCGAAAACCGTATTTATTTTAATCTCTAATTTATTCTCAACTTTTTTATTTAAGGTATTCCATTGTCCTTTCGTGTGAAAACTTTCATTTGTATTGTCTGTATCATCCGATTTTTCGTAATTGGAAAACTCGATATTAACCAAATTTATTTTAGCACGTTCGTTTAAAGTCTTTTCGATATCTACCGGAATACCAAAGTCTAAAAACCCTAAATCCACATTAGGATAAAAATCGTCTTTACTGGCAATGTCAATTTTTGTGTTGCTGCATTGGTAATCTAAACGCAACGCCCGCAAATCCTCTGCTTCATTCTTAAAAACAAAATTTAAAGGCTTGTTCAGGTTCGGGCGGCACATATTCCCATTCAAAGTAAATTGATTGCTGTATTCGCCTGTGGTGATTCTTGGAGCGACTAAAGGCAGTCCGGTTAACTGCTCAACTCCTTTAGCGAAATAATCTTCGTAACGAACCACTTCGACCACAACATCAATTGCGGCTACATAAGCGGTTCCGACAACTTTCATTCCTGAAACAATAATATCTGTTGTAGAAATTAAACCACCGCCAGATGCGTTCTGAAAAGCGACCATATAAAGCCAAACAGTTTGGCCTCTTGCGACAAAAGGTATCGTAAATTCATAAGACTGGTTGCTAATATTTAAAGTACCATCTGTATTGAAAAATAGCGTGTTTTGCCTGTCGGTTATTGGGTTTGTACCCCAGCTTAAAATGAATTGTTTCCGTGTGAATAATCCGGTGCTGTCGCCTATAAAAGCATTAAGCCCAGATATTTTAATGTTTAGGTTCGTGTAATCATCAGCGGCAATGAATAATTTAAACCGATCTAAAACTTCGGTCAATATTTCGGTAGTGTAGCCTGTACCAACGTATTGATAAGCTGTGCCGAAAGTTGATTCTCCAGGAATACCGCTACCGTTTATAATATAGCTATTTTCAATACCCAGCGTTCCTACCGCCTGTGTTGCTGAATTCACAACCATTGCGTCTAATCCGGTACTCCTGTATTGAATACTTACTTCGCTAGGACTTGCGTACTCACTCTTTTGAAACTCCGGCAATGCCTTTTGTAAAAACTTCATTCGCTGCAAAGGAACAATGGGCTTGCCGTCAACACCGGTATTAGAAAATACATCCGGCTCAAAATCTGCCCGCCTATCCAATAAAGCCGTTTTGGTTTCAACAACGATATTGCAACTGAATCTGGTTTTTTCATCAGTTTTCATTTCTGAAAAATCCAATTCCCCAGAAACGTAAACCGTATTGCCGTTATATAATTTCAATCTAACAGTAGCTTCAAAACCTTTTGCTTTCTCATTAGAAATATCGAGCAATTTATCAAAACAATGCGTTGCGAATGTAATGTAGTACCCGTGTTCATCGTAAAAACCCCTTTCGCTATCCAAAACATAAACGTCATTCCAGAAAGTCAAATCCAATTCATCAGCACCAATCACCTGGTCACGTCCCCATCGGTTTGCGCCTTGCTTTAATTTATTGGCAAAGGCATCAAAACCAATCATTTCAGTAACCGGAAACTCCTGTATATCCGTAGCGGAATATTCAAACTCTAAAGTAGCTTTCATTTATGGATTTGTTTTACCTCTACGGCTCATTCTGTCGTTCATAACTATTGTTCTTTGACCTTGCGACCTGTTCCATTTTTTAAATCCTGTTTCAGATAGCGATATTCCAGGAATTGAAGAAACGGCATTTTCGATCCGGCTTGCGGTTTGATTGAAAGCATCTATTGGGAAACTATTGTTCGATTGTTTTGCCTCGTAATTCATAACGCTTCTAAGCGGATCGATACCGTTTCCGTATAGCATAGAATTTAAATGTTGTTCCCAGCTATTATAGTCGGGGAATACTTGCGACCCTTTCGGTAAATTCATAAGTACATTTCGACCTTGTGGCTTAATTACTTTTCCTGAAGGCGTTTGAATAACCTCCTTGTAATTATTACCTTTCACACCACCTGGATTATCGTTTACCATAACCACACCGCCCGGCGTTTCTCCACCTTTCCAAAACTGTGGTATTTGTTGGGCGTTTACCGCGGCTAATTGAACAGCTCCCACCACAACCGCTAACGCCGCCAACGCAACTCCAGCGGGTCCGCCAGGATTAGCAAAAGCAGAAATAACAGCCTGAGCCGTATCAATAGCAATATTGAATTTAGCAATTTCCTTTTGGGCTTTAAGTTCCCTGACCTGAATTTCTTTTCTTCGCTCTTCTCCTTGCCTTTCGATTTCTGCCTTTGCAACATCGTTCTGTCCGGCGAATTCTAAGGCAACTCTATTTTGAGCCGCTAATCTTTCGTATTCAAGTTCAAAGTTTTTCTTACTTGCGCTGTTTAGGAAATTATAAAGTTCCTGAAAAGCCTCTAGGCTCGCCAAAGCAGTAGCTGAGGCATCAACTCCGAAACCTTTTATTTCATCTCTAAATATCTTAAATAATGTTGGAAGTCCTGCCTTCGAGAAAAAACCTTCAGAAAATTGATCCGTGAAAGAATTTAATATTTCTTTCATCTTCTCCAGGCTCTTTTCGGTATATTCAATTTCTTTTTTGGTTTTTTCTAAGCCCGAAACGTCAACTTTTAAAACCTTGCTTGGATCTGTTATTAAGTTTATAGATTGCCTTAATCCGTCAATAACGTTCTGGAAGTTTTTATATTCTTGCGAAGTGTCCGAAACTTCTTTTTGTGCTTCTGTAAATATCCTAACTTGCTCTTCTAAAACCTGTAAAAAAGATTTATTTTGCTCCAATGTAGAGGATAGTTGAATATCTTCTCTTTTCTGCGATTCAGTTTTTTGTTTTACAGATTTCTCTTTTTTATAATCCAATCCAATCGCTTCTTTTTGATCTACTAAAGCACGCTTGGTCAATTGCTCGCTAAATGCATTTGCCTGGTTTATTTCTTTTTGGTTCTTAAGTACTTTTTTCTGCAATTCCTCAACGCTTCCAATCGCTTGCACTGCCCGAAACGCATTTCCTTCTCCACGTTGTAAATCTGCTTTGTTTGCGTTGGCCGTTGCTGCGTTACGACTTATAATTGCCGCTTGTAATTCTCTTTCAAGTTTTATCTTTTCGGTTTGCAAATCGATAACCTTTGCTTCATTTTCAGTTATTTTGGCGACAATTGCGTTTGCTCTGGCTCTGGCTAAAATTGCCAACGTAAGTTCTTTTTCAGCCGCCGCCGTTTCTCCGGCAAGTATTTGCTCCCTAGTTAAGTTCTCAAAGTAGAACGGATATTGTTGTATCAGGTTATCAACTGCGATATTCCTTTCCTTGTAAGACAGATTTACGTCCCGGGCAATTTCTAAGTTTGCTTTTAATGAATTAAGCTCCTCGACCGTTGATTTTTGCGACTCAATAGCTGCATCCTTATACGCTTTTTGCGCTTCAGCAAGTCCGCTTAACGTTTTTTTGAATAAATCTAATTTAGAAATGTATTCAATTATTGGCTCGGTTGCAAATCCAATAATCCCGGCAACGCCTAAACCAGGCAAAATATAAGCCAACTGCTTTACGCTTGAAAATATTGCGCCAAAACCTTTAGCTATTCCGCCGGAATAATTACCTACATTTCTTTGAAAATCCCCAGCAACCTTATCAGCGGCTCTAATGCGTCCATCCAATCCGGCAAACTCAGCTTGCAGCCTTTTTACCTGAACACTTTCTTCCCCAAAAGCAATGGCTGTATCTTTAATGTTTTTCTTTAAGATAAGCAATTGCGCAGACGCCTTTGCATAAGCACCGCCCAACAATGTATTTGCCCTAAAATTACGGTCTGTTTCGGCTCTCAATATTTGTTTGGCAACGGATTGATCCCTGTCATTTTTTATGACTTGCCTTTGTTGTGCGGCGTGAGCGACTAATTTTGTATTTAAATTCGATATTGCAACGGACTGTTTGTTGGTTTCGGCAACTACGTTTGCATTGCTTACCGCATTACTTTTTAAATCACCCGGCGTTTTAATATTCGTAATGTTGCGACTAGCCGCCAACGCAGAGGCAGAAACTTTTAATAAAGCCTCGTCCGCTGCGGTAAGTTTTATAATTAATTGGTCAACCTGATCTAAGGCTTTCTTTTCAATGGTTGTGTCTACTGTGTTTGCCATTGCTTAGTTTTTTTTAGCTTTTTCACGCATTAATTCGCCTAAATCAAGCCATTTACGTACGGTTATTTTTCTGGAGTCTATTTCGTAGCCTAACTGCAAAGCAGAAGAAATAATCACCAATTGTTTGTATAATGACAATGTTTGCTTTGAACCTTCTTTTTGGAGTTCATCATTGATTAACGCAATGGCGGTTTTGATTCCCGGCAATTGAGCAGCCACATTGTTCAACTGCTCAAAATCCTCTGCTGGAGTAGCAAAATTATGATAAGGCATTTTGTATTTCCAATCCTTTATCTGTTGCACCATCATATAACGAATTCGCTGCTGATCGTCTGAAACGCCAAATCCTAAACGCATACGCTCAACCAAGGCTGATACAACGGTATATTTTGTTTGCAAATTGTCGATTTTAGCAAGGCGCTGGATAAATGTTTGAAAAGTCTGGTCATTGGTAGCCTTGTAATATTCATCATTAATTTTTTCCTCAAATGGTTTTATTAAATGATGATCCAATTTCTTTTCTTTTCCGGTGTACGTTTTCAAAAACCAATTGTTGTCGTTGGTTTTCCTGTACATATCGAAATTGTACAAAATAATATCATCGATTGATAAAAATACATCATCAATGCTTAATTTTGGTTGTGATTTTCTACCCGTGTACTCCATTTATCCGATGTGTTTATTTATGAAATCCTGCAATTCAGGTTTGATTATTTCGTAATTGTAGTAAGGTTGATTTTCTTTTGTGATTCCAAAAATATTGCTTCCATTATCATCCTGTAATTCGCTGCTTTTAGAATCCCTTGAAAATATCGTAATTGTGTTGTTCCGGTTCAATAAATCAAATCCCCTGTAAAAATCCCCGGTATCTAATAACGTGCGTCTATTGTAAACTTCGCCTTTTGAGCGCTTTATTTTTATGGTTTTCGGAGCGTACGGTTTTAGCATTTCACCGTCAGAATTTATACCTTTTTCAAACAACTGCATTTCTCGGTTAATATCCAGAATCTTGCCTTTGTTCCGGTCTATAATAGCGGCAACTTCTCCGGGTATTCCTTCCCTAACAAACTTCGCTTTATCCAATAAGTCCCGAATCGTTCCCATAATTCAAAGATATTAAAAAAGCCGCCACAAAATGCAGCGGCTTTGATAAACTAACCCAATTCTTTTTATGCTGATGCCAATGCGCTTGCTTCGTTTGATTTAGCCAATCCGAAGTTAGGCGTTACGATAATCGGCACACCCAAATCAGCATCCCACAATTTTACGGTGTAAATGCTTCCGGCAACTGCGGCGGCAATTGTAAGCGTCACGGTTTTATCTGTATTGTTGTAAACTGCGGTTCCGGTCGGTGTTACGGTTGTGGTTACTCCGGCTGTTGTTTTCTGAGCTAAAAAGTCAGCAAGCAATAACCCTTCGACTAAATGTGTTCTGTCTTTCAATAGCGGCGTAAACACCAATGTAGTAGCTCCAGCAACAACAGGATTTAAGGTAATTTCAACATCGTTTACACCGTCCAAATCACTTGGAGAGTAATCGAGTTCGTCAGCAGTAATCCATGTTTGGCGATCCATATCTTTGAAGTCTGCAATTTGCAAGGTCAAAACCTGACCAGATGCATTAACTCCGTCTTTACCAACATATTTACCCGTCTGCATCATCGCAAGGTTAAAGCCACGTACAACGCCGGATTTTGTTTGAGTGAAGATTTTGTTTCCTTCAGTATCATACAAAGCCAAAGCGTATTGGCCGTTGCTATTCATTGATCGCAATGCTTTCCAGAAGTTCACGCCATTGTCAAAAGTGATGTTGTATTCGTATGGATTTTCTCCAGCAACAACTTTTAGTCCTGAACCTTCACGAGTGATGATATTCGGATCTGCGGTAGCATCTACAAAAGAAACCACGTTTTGAGCAATAATTAAATTGCCTTTTTGCTGTTGCTCCTGAATATAAGCCAACGACTTTCCTTCATACTTGAAACCGATCTTTGAAAATTCCAAAGTCTTAATTCGGCTCCAATCAAATTTACAACCAGCTTGTCCGGTTCCGAAAATATCTCCACCATCGCAATTTACAACATTTAAGCTGTCCAATAATTCTTGTAATTCGTCCATTACTTGATGTGTTTAGATTGTTTTAAACTATCAATTTGTTTTTGTTCATTCAAAGCAATAGTATGACCTGGCAGATAGTTTTTGCCGTCAACTAAGATTTCTTTTGTTACTTTGAAATTACGACTTTTAGCTGCTGCCTCGGTCTGTGTTTCTTGTGGCTGCTCTTTTGCAGGCGGTGTATTTTCTTTCATTTGATTAGAATTTAATTTTGTGAATACACATGGGTTCGCCGTTTGCTTTTTCGTAGAAGTTAACGTTAGCCTCAAAAACAATTACATTCCAAATATCGATTGCGTAAGTTTTATCTTCCAATGCTTCTTCAGTATAGTTAGCACGACGATCCGTGTCATATAAACCGTCTACAATTTTAGTTACTCCGCTTCTTTCGAGGCATTTTAGCACTTTGTCATATAGTGGGTTAAGCATTTCTACAAACTCCGTGTCCCAAACCGTTGGATTGATGTTTGTTTTGTGTTCTGAATTCTTAGCAATAATCAGCTTTATCCGTTTACTCGTTTTTCCGGTGTATAATGAATCGGATTGTCTGTTACCTTGTACTAACCAAATCAAAGGGTATTTATTCCCTTGTAATGATTTTAAGTAAAGAATCAAATCCTTTTCACTTCCCCATCCGAAATTTACTTTTAAAGAGTTTTCCCCTCTATTCACGTCCGTATAAACCACGTCAGGAATCTGGCTAAAAATCTCCCTTAAAAGCGTTTCGACTACTATCATAATCCTAACTGATTTTTAACTTCGTAAACGTACAATTCGCAATCAGGATAATCAGTAGCGTTTTCAGATAAGAACTCAAGCAAAGAAACATCGTTGTTATTGTTTCCGAAATATCCGACATAATAGCCTTCGTATTGCGGAATACCAACGTGGTAAATATTGCCTACTCTTCGTAAACATTCCGAACCCTGATACATTTCTAAGAACTCATTCCAAACCGTTGTGTATTTCTGAGTTGAGTTCACGCCTCTTGCGTTTTTCGCCTCAGCTTTCACTTCTCCAACACCACTTTGATAAGAAACGTTTTCTTCCAGATAAAAAGGGAAACAGTAATTCGCCAATAAAGAACCCTTGTAAGTGCCTTCGGTAAAATACAACCCTTTCCATCGCTTTGCAACACCATCAACCGTGTAATTGCACCCGGTGATTAAATTACGCCACTTTGTCGGAACTGGATCTACTGCCGGACTTTCTGGAACAGGGGGTAATTTTCCGTCAACCAGAAAACTATCCATTGTCTGAAAGTTTGTCGCCCCAAGTGCTCTGATTAATAACAAACGACACTTTTCGTCGATGATTCTATTCAACGCCGTTAAAGACTTTGAATTTGCTTCATCGAGATTGGAAACTTCTATCTTTCCAATAAAAAAAGTGTCGTCTATTAAGTATGGCATTTTTAGTTAGTTGCGAGTTGTCCGTCTACTACTTTGGGAGCGTTGTATTTCTTTACATTTTTCTCCCACCCTTTGTCGATAATCCCTTTTTCCTGCATAATCAAGGCAACGGTAGGATGTACCGTGTCTTTCTGCCCTTTTTTGTAGTACTTGGTTTTCTGGTTAATAGTCACTTCGACTTTATCCATGTGATGATCACCTTCGTAAGCAGCTTGCGCTTTCTTAGTAGCCGAGTTTGTTTCCTCTTTCTGATCGTCTGTCAAAACTACACTTTTGGTAGTTACTGCTTTTTCGTCTGGCATGATATATGGTTTTTAGATTAATAAATTAAGCCGCTTCGATTGCCGTTTTAACAGCAGCGAATGTTCCTTCAACAAATGCTACTTTTGCATTTTCATAACCCCACAAGTGGTAACGGCTTTCTCCAATAATCGTGTACATGTTCGATTCAAAATCAGAAACGATATTGGCCGCTGTTGCGTTTCCAACAATACCCTGTCCGATGCGAACGGTGAAAGATTTGTAAACGTCACGGTGGATTTGTTTCCAATCCCCAACAATGAAGTTTCCGGCAGCTACAACCCCGTAAGGATCTTCGATGATAGCCATTCCTTCAACACGGGTACCGTCAGGCAATACGAAAGGAGGCAGTACGTAATTACCGTTAAGGTCTTTCGTGGCTCCCATTTCGTAAACGTCAGCACTTGGCACAACCGCAGCGTTAGGAATAAACATACCTTTTGAGGCAATTTTAATTGCATAAGCAGCGGCACGGATAACATCGTAGTTATTTGGAGCCTCTGTAGAAGCTGCTAAATCCCCTGCAACAAACGCCGGGGCGAATGCTGATGCGAAAACAAATACGTCAGCCTGTACCGCAATATCGTGTTGGTAAACCAATTCGTTACGGATAATAGACATGATATTCGGTAAATCGTCCAATGCTTCTTCGGATATTTTGGTACGTCCGGCCATTTTCTTCGCTGTCGAATAACGCAAAACAAACGATACAGAAATAAGCGGTTTCAATGCGCCTTCCGCTGTAATCGCCATTGTTCCTTCGGTTGGGATTTTATCCATGTAAGGAAGCGACGCTTTGTTTGTGTTCCCGTTTGAAAGGTAAGGCAAAATGTACTGTCTGGCTCTCGGATCACTCATGTAGTCGGTCACTTGCTGATAAACATAATTTACCGGAGTAGCCGTGTTATTTGTGATCGCAGTAGTGGACATGTTGATTGGTGCTTTAATTTCAAGCTCCAACTCCCATGCTTTTTCACCTGGATTGTTTTTGGCGTGTTCTTTTACTTTTGGCAAAAAGTCTTTCAGTCCTTTTTCAATGGTTTCCATCAAATCAAAACCTTTCGCCTCAAACGTGTGCGTGTGTTCTTTTACAATAGCCAACTGCTCTTTTAGCTCCTTAACGGTAGCAGCTAATGTTTCGTCTGGCTTATTTGATTTTACGAATTCTTCAATCTTGTCTTCTAAAGATTTGAATTCTTCTTTGGTAGCTGCTTTGGTAAGTTCGGTTTTAAATCCTTCGATTTGACCTTTCAATTCCTCTGCCGCTTTTGTTACTTCATCCATTTTTTTAAGATGTTAATAGTGAATAAAAAGTTTTAAGTTGTTGAGTGCTTTCCTGCGGCTCGTTTGTTTCTTCAGAGTGCTGTTGCGGCTCTAATATCATTGATTTTAATTCCTGTAATTTTGTTTCTAAAAGTTTGCCATATTCATCGGTATAGTTACCGAATGAAACTTTCAAAGTAAGCGTTTCGATAAGTTCGTTAATATCTGTATCTGATTTGATACCATGCAAAGGCGTATTACTTACTGCGCCAAACAACAACGTGCTATACTCGAATTGTTTGATTTCCGCAAAATCTTTACCGCCTTTGTCGTTTTTAGTGTATTTGCCAGATACCGCCATGAAACCGTGAGAGTGCTGCAAAGAGCGCCCGTGTTCTTGGCTAAATTTATAATCTGCCAATAAATCAATTCCGACTTGTTTATTTAAGTTCAACTGACTTTCTACAATTCCGGTCTTTGGATCTTTGGCAATTGGCAATCCAACAAACGTACTCATGCCCTTTTGATGATCGATAAGGTGTACCTGCTTGCTTTCCGTCCACGTCTTTGATAAAGAACCCGTAAGTAAACGGTCATTGTCGCTGTCGTATTGGTCAAACTGGGTAATTCCGATAATAACGATCCCTTTTTCGGTCACGTCGTTAACGGTGGTTTTGAGGCTTTTTGTTATCTTGTTCATCTTCTTTTGGTATAAATACTGCCTTTTCAGACTTTTTGACTTTCTTGTGTGTTTTGCTGTTGGGTGCTTGAGACTCTGTTTGCTGTTTCATAATTCAATTCTCTTAATTCCAAATCCAACATTTCGTTAATCTGATCCATTGTAACCCCGGCTTTCATATAATTTAGCAGCGTTTCAGACTTGATTTTATCTGTTTCGGCTCGTTCCTTGGCGAAAACCTGCATAAACGGCAAGTGTTCCCAATCGATCAATATTGTCTTATCGGTGTATCCAAAGAAACTCGCAAGGCTTTCAAACCATCCGTTGCCCTTTGGCTGCAAGCAGTAAGAAACGAACGCTCCTCTTGCTTTTTCCTGGTTCTCATAAGTTCCGCTATTGAATGCCTCTAAAACGTCTTTAGGGATGCCGTACATCGATCCGATTGTAAAATAGTCTGCCAGGTAGCTGTCGTCCAATTTCAACGCTCCAATATCAGAAACGAACCTTTGTATGTCAATCATGCTTTTAATAGCATAAACACGCTTACGCCCGTTCATTTTGGTTTCAATGTCACGCTTTTCCTGTTCGCCCATTGGAAGCTGATCGATATTACCCGGATCTGCCTGTCCTGCTACTAGAAACTTAGCCGAATACTGCAAATTGACGTTCTTTGCCTCAATTGCCCTTTCGGAATTGCTTACGATTTTGTAAAGCGCATCAATCCGGCTTTGACCTCCAAACCAATTACCCGTACCGTTGCTAAGGTCTGGGTTGTGGATAATATACCTCCAATTAAGATTCGTAGCCGTTCCGTCAGCATAGCGATATTCAATATCAAAATTGTTTATCGCATCCTCTGTTGACTTAGAAAGCACAATCTTATCCTGATAAGTCAACATTTCAGTCGGGAACTTCATTTTGTGATTCTCCAGAATGTACAGTTTGTTGTCGATTGCCGGAATATAAGAATCAGCATACACGTAGGTGTTACCTATCATATTCCAAAACATAAAATCCCACTTAAACTGAGCTTCCCTTTGGAACGGGTTTGGCTGCTTAATCATATCAAGGAACGGATCTGTTTTTAATGCTTTGCCGTTTTGGTAAACGTAAACTTTTCCTAAACTAAACATATCGCATTGTAAACAGAATACTTTTAATAAAGCCGGATTGCTAAATATGCGCTCCAACTTCTTTTTATCATCGGTTGCGCTTTGAAAATTCGTGCTTCCGTTAATCTGGTCGTTTACATACATCACAACCTCGTCGAGCGTAGGGATTCCTGCTATTCTCGCAAGGGTGTTCTGAAACCAATTCATTATTTACCAAAGTAAAAAACCGCTGCCGACAATGAAGCCGGTAGCGGTAAATTAATATTGAATTGATCTCTCATACATTCGGGATGATGCATCTTCACATCAGTTAAGGGCAAATATAATGATTTTTATTAATTAAGTGAATATTACGACAAATATTTATCTGCATGCCTCCTGCCGTATCTTATCGGATCTATTAAGTCGTCATAAGATTTTATAACTTCATCATCAACAACTCCAAGTCTGTCGTTCGCATAGGAGTAGTTTTTAAATTCTAGGTCAATGCCTTTTGATTCCTCGGTATAGATTACGTTAGTTGAGTGCAGCAAAGTAATTCCAGCCATTACCGACCCTTTCGGTTTATCTATTCCGTAAGCGTATTCCCAACCATATAGGCGTAATTTTTTAATATTGTCAGGAACAGCGGAATCACAAACCAAATATGCGTCTTTCGGTATTCCTAATCTTTTCACGGTGTGAGCTATAATACCTCCAAAGACTTTTTCGCCTCGATCATCTTTAATAAAATCTGAATTTATAGCCTCAATCTCTAAATCTGTCATTTGCGCCAACAGTTCGTTTTCTGAAAAGTAGTTCAATTCATGGCAGTAAAGAGTATTGCTATACGGATCATATTTTAATTCAACAATCCCGAATTTGTGGTTTTTACCCCAGTCAATACCGTAAAAGGATCTAAATTTTAATTGTCTGAATTCTGAATAAGGTATTCGTTTCCAATTGTTGAAAATACGTCCCTCGACGGCTTCAGTCCAACCTCCCATAACAACCTGATCATATTTGTCAGGGTCTGTTATTTTTAATTGTTGGTAGTATTGAATAATGTTTGGCGCAAGGTATTCTTTAGGAACGTCCAAATAAGACGTGTGAATATACATCACGTTATTTTTAACTGTATTACTTCCGCCGTCAACTTGTTTTTCAATAAAGAAATACCTATAAATCCAATGATGAACTGAGGCGGGGTTCAATATCAAAATAGTAATATTTCTTTTATCCTTACTCCTAATACTAAGAAATACCTTTTCAAAGGTTTCAAAGTCCGGCGTTTCTTCAGCTTCATCGATTACAAACAAATTGAACCCAAATAAAGATTTAAGATTTGCTGTTTGTTGCTTTGACCCTGTTTTTATTCCCTTAAACGCTATACGGTTCCCGTTGTGCTCTATGTGGCTAGTTGTTGAATTGACGTAATCAGATAACTGCAACAATTCAATCTTATCGTCTACCTCCGGCTTAATAGAATCAATAATACTAACATTTGTAAACCTGGTGTAAAGCACATTCCAAGCGTGATAAACGAGTGCGGTTAATGCAAGGCAAGCAATTACGAATGACTTTGCAGAACCACGACCACCAGTAAGAATAACCGTGTCAACTTCTGGGTACTTACCAGTAAGTAATTGGAATAATGGTTTGTATTTTTTAGAGAATTTAATCTGCATCGTCCTCGTCTGTAAAAACTATCTGAGGAGGTAGGTTGGAAACGTTTCCTTTGTGGTTTAGCTCTTGCGTATCTTTCCAGCCAAAGTTTTTTAGTATGAAGATATTCCCGGTGCATTTATCACCCCCAGCGGTTGCAATCTCGTGATATTGCTCGATGTTTAGCAAAGCTCTTTTTATCGGGTACGAAAACCCGTCCTTTTTAGCATAGGAATAAAGGGTGTCTTTTGACTCAAATCCCAAATGAAGTGTTAATCCGGTTACTGTTGGCGGATTAACCACAAGAGCATCGTTATCGTGTTCAAAGTAAGATAAACACAATTCGGCCACCTTAGCGAAGTTCTCTTCCGTTGGTTCGTAAATTGGTGGTCTGCCTCCTAAGTTGTCCATACCACAAATATACAATTATTTTCTTTCCAAATTCACTACCCTTAAAAATTCATCAGTTCCGATTACTCTTAATATCCAATGCGTTTGATCTCTGCCGGAAATGTAGACCATTCGACCGTTGTAGAGGAAAGGCGTTTCGTTGGATGGTATTTGGTTGGTTGATCCGGCTCTCATAAGAATAGTTTTTGTTGCCCTACGTGGTTTGTAATTCGTTTTACCGCCGAATCGTAATAATCTTTATCCAACTCGCAAGCCGTAAGGTCAAATCCGTAATCGTGACAGGCTATTGCGATTGAACCTGATCCAAGGTGTGTGTCTAATATTTTGTCGCCAGGCTTTGCGTACTTTTCAAGGCAGAATTTATAAAGTTGATAAGGCTTTTCCGTTGGGTGTATTCTGATTTGCTTGTTTTTCATATCTCCCTGAAGCATACCGTTCCATCTGAATGAAAATTTATCTACAATTACGCCAAATGAGTGGCTAGCTAATTCACACTTAGAAAACGTACTGCTTTCGTTTTGCTTATCCCAAACAATCCTTCCGAATTCAGGGACGTATTTAGCATAATAATTTATTCCCCAGATTATCTGATTTTTAGACACCCTAAAAAGCTCCTTAAAATAATCTTCGTTTGGTACTTCCCAATGTTTTATTTTGTTGGTTTGCCTCTTTATTCCAGTTGTTGAAATATCGTTTCCGGTATAGTTTTTTTTACCATAATTTTCGAAATAAGGCGGATCTACAATAGCCAAATCAAAAAAATTATCAGGATAACGAGCCATTAGAGCCATGTTATCTTCATTGGTGACTGTTATTTTGTCTGTAATATTCATTGAGGTATAGGATTGTCGCACGCATAGCAATTATAATTAGAATGTAAGTTTTTTATACCGCAATTTGTGCATTTTATAAATTGAAAGTCCTCTGTATTATTTCTATTCCCCGTAAACTTAATCACGCCTTTTTGCTCCAGCCATTGGACGTAATCAGATAGCATCTGAATCATGTCTTGGTAGACCGGACGATGCATATTGAAATTCTGATAGGATATTTTAAACTCCCGTGCGTTTTTTAGGTCTTTTTCTTGGTTTGTGATTTCCACTCCCATCTTTTTTATTTTAGTTATTAATGTTAAAAAATAATCGGTTTAAATATTATACGGTTGTTATTTAAAAGCCCTATTATATATAGGGCTTTTTAAACCAACCAACCGTTGCGAATTTATTGGTTTAAAAATTAATTATTAATTTTAATCTTCAAAAAAATCACTTGTTTTTTTAGAATAATTCAAAGATTATCATTTTGATAAGGTTTAAAAACTCTTTTTAATTTTTAAACCATAAACCATTAACAGTTTATTCTTACAAAGCATACTTTTTGTTGGTTTAAAAACTCTTTTAGACTTTTCGTAATATTTAAACCATTAACAGTTTATTCTTACTTTTTAAATGGATAAAGGAAGTAATTTTTCCCTTTTCCGTCCGAAATTACCCAATCCATTTCCCGGCAATAACTCACTAATTCTTTAGTTGCGGAAATGCCAATTTCGCCGAAATTTTTAATGTATTCTGATTTTATCT